TCTCCTATTGTTTAGTTAGATTGTTATCGTTGTTCAATCCTACCTTCTAAACGTGCAAGGTCAATGTCTTTTTCATGCTTCTCAAATTCATGAGTTTTCAATCTAGAAATCTCACTAGTTGTCCAAATTTTCTTTTTAGGAATATCAGACTCAGTACTTTTTCTTGTTTTAGAAATTGCTTTAGCAGCTTCTTTTTTTATATCCTTTTCTTCTTTTTTAGTTAACTGACTAATTCCTTGATCCATTTTAAATAAATCAATAGCTCTAGCAGCTAGTCTGGCATTAGATGTATTCTCATACAACCAACCTTGAATAGTAGGATCTTGATTTGCAGCCCAATTATGAAACTCATCTTTTGAACGAATATCACTAAAGTCAGGATGCAATTTTAAAAGTTCTACTTCGGCTTTTTCTTTTGCAATTTGTTCTTGCTGGATTTGAAGATTTTTATATTTATCCTCAAGTTCTGCAGTTCGAGTAGTAGCTTTGTTCATGGCTATAGTTTCAACCATATCATAAACATCGGGGTACTCTTTTCTCCATGCCTCTAATTCATCTTTTGATTTAGGTGGCACAAATTGTTTAGTACTGGATTCTAATTGAGAACGCAAAGATCCAACTTCGTCCTTGTGTTTATTAATTGTAGAATCATAGTGTTTTTTAAGATCGTCATAACGTTTCTTAAAAACACGATCTTCAGCTTTTGCAGGGCGTTCAGCGATAGGAGTAGCCTGTGTTTCTGATTTTTCTGCAGTCTCTTCAGATGCATTGGTGTCCTTCTGTTCGGTTGCTGCTTCTGCTTCCTTTTCTCTTTGTTCCCTATGAAACTTTGTTAACTCACCTTTAGCAAAAGCCTCTGTTTCAGCATCGTCAATATTCTTGGCTTTGCTATAAGGATTTGCTTCTGGCATTTTAACTTTAGTTTCTTCAGAAACTTTTTTTTCTTCTTCCATTATTTTTACCTCTTAGGTTAAGTGCCTTATGGATAAGGGTAGCTTAAAACTTATAAAGTTTGTGGGCTAGTCATTATACCTTGACTAGGTGGCACGTTGTTGTTTTTTCCATCTTTTTGAACCATCTGTTTAAAACTTGACATAGATCCAAATCTCTCAATAATAATACTTCGAGGAATACTAACGGTATTTTCACCTATTCCAAATTGTGGGAATATATCCTGTCCAAATACTTTACTAAGAACATTTTTAAAAGATGGTGTTAAATGAATGTTTAAGATTCGCTTATCATCATCTTTCAAATTCTCTAAATTAACTTTTGGTTGATCTACTCTTTGTGGAGTAGCTTTTTCTTCTACAGCTTTTTGTGTAGGCATTTTTAATGGTTTAAGAACAGCAGGTTTTTTATTCATTATACCTGTTGTACTAAATGCTGTTTGTTGTGTTAAGGGTTGTCCCTTATAATCTACTGCCATTAAAAACTCCCCATTTCATCTGAACCACCTGGTCCTGTAGAACCTGGTGAAGTATCTTCTTGACTACTACTATCGTCACCACCACTGTAAGCAGGAGATCCTTGAAATGATGATGTTGAAGTAAAGTTAGTTTCTTCATCTTCTGCATCAAATACTGTACCAGATTTAACATCTAAATATCCTTTTTCATCTCTGTAATTAGGTCCACCTCTGTAATCATTGTATACATCATAATCTTGGTATTCATTGTATTGTCTATCTAAATCTTTCATGTAATCTTGATACTCTTGACTTGCATATGAATTATTCATTAACTTAGTTATTTGTCTATCAGAATAATCTTCAACAATTCTAGCACCTGTTCCTAATATTGTATTAAATGGATTACTAATTCCTAACCCTAGTAAATTTGACGCATTTTTAACATCTCCTGCTATTGCACTTCTTTTTGCGTATTTTTCATAATCAATTGCAGATTGTTTTCCTGTAAACTGTGTTAATCTAGACATCTTATCCCTATCCATTGCAGTTAATCTATCTCTATTTCTTGAATCACCACTAAATGTATTTGGGTTAGAATCATTTTCAGCAATATAAGTTTTTAAAATTTTTAATTGTGATTCTTCATTAAAAGGTTCTTCTGTTCCAGTAGAAGTATAATCTGTTGAAACAGTTCTTGTTGGTTTATAAGCACCAATATTAAAATTACTTTTAATAACAGGTGATGAACCTTGTACAGTATTTTTAACTAGTGATGGATTACCATCAGTATCATAGCTTAAAGAATACTGTATTGCCATTAATTACCCTCTTTATGACGTTTGTTTGCCGTTGGTAGATTTAGTATCTGGCGAAGCAAAACCAGCTTCCCCTGGCATCGGTATATTGCCGATTCCGATATTGCCACCTCCATTTCCTGTTGGATCTGAGACTGAAGCTCCAGGAGGTACTTTTCCAACTGTCGCCATAGGGTCTTGTTTTCCAGCAGGGGCTGTATTACTTTGATTTCCATTTGCCATCCCCATTATTTGTGCATAGATAGCTGCTTTCTCTGGATCATTTATTAATTGATCAGGATCGATATCTAATGCTTTTGCTATTTCTTTTAAACATGTATGCCATTTAACAAACGGTGCTAACGCTGGGTTAGATGCTGTTTGCATAAATGTCATTAATCTTTGTGATCTAACTTCTTTCTGCATTAATGATGATGTGCCTCTTGCTTTAATTTCAAGATCACCTTTAATGTGTGGCATGTCTGCATTGAATTGCATATTCCAATGAAAGAAACTATCACCTAGGGGTTTAATTAAATAGTCATCAATATTTCTAATAACTGTTTTAATACTTAATGCTGCGGCACCCATTAGCATGGACATACCAGCTGCAGTTCTTGTAGTTGATTGTACTCCTGTTGTACCATGTGAGTATGATGGTATACCAGTAGCCTCATCTGCTAATTGTCTAAATCTATCAAACATCATCATATTTTCCTGTGTACTATTAGGAAATTTAATTGCATTAATAGATGTTCCTGGTTGGCCACTTTGTCTTCTAAATATTTTACCAGGAAAAATTTTCATATCTTGACCAGGTACTAATTGTGTTTCATCAACATCAAAAACTAAATTACCTGATAAAGCTAAATTATCAATAGCCATTCTTGCATGACCATTCATAATTTGCTGTGAGTCTTCCATATTTTCTGGAACGCCAACACCAAAAAATTGATAAGGGTTTAATTCATATGGACATACCATAAAAGGTATTCGTGTAGGTGTAAATGGATTTTCTACCATTCTTAAAATTTTACTACCACATACCCAAGCATTTACACTAATTACTTCTTTATCACTTTCAATTCCACATTGATAAGCTAAATCTTTATCAACTATACCCCAGTATTCTAAAACTTCAAATCTGTTTTTATAAATATTTTCTACAGTTTCTCTATCATATAAAGAAGATTCATATCCTCTTACTTGATAGTTAGGTCCTTCTTCTAAACAATGATCTATTGCTTGATCATCAAAGAAAGGCATTTTTCTTAAATCTGAAAATTGTTGTTTGTTTAAAGAATGTCTTTGAATAACATAATCGCAATCATTAATATTTGTAGCATTTGGATCTGAATAAAAATTCCAACATGATACTGCTTCTATTTTTGGAACTGTTTTAATTTTTTTCATGTAAATAGATTTATCATCTTGCTCCTCAAAAGAATGATACTCATGATCAAAACTAAATGGTCCTTTTAAAATACCTGTTCCTAATAAACACATTTCAAAAAATACATGTCTCATAGTTGTCATTGCTTCAGATTCTTCTAACTGATCATGTATTAATTTTTCTAAATTTTTTGCACCAATACCTGCTGGTTCTATCTGAGGTTCTCCAGCATTTGCAGGACCTTCATCAAAACCTAAATTACTATATTCTTGTGCTAAATTTTTCATTAGCATATCTGCAGTTGCACCTGGTGGTATTTCTCTACCATCACCTTTAAATCCATATGGATCTGGTGCTTGCTTTGGTGCTTGCTGTTGTTGTTGTTGCTTTAAATGTGCATACTCAGATATATCTTCTGGAACTGGAGTGGGTGCTATACCTAATGGAAATTTACCACCTGAAAATAAAACTTCAATAATTTGACCAAACGCAGCTAATACTTTAGTCTTTGTTATTTTAACAAACACTTTAGACTTTTCATTTGAACGAAAAGCCATTTCAGGACCATATAATCCTCTGTAGTTTCTATAAGCCTTTAACCATCTCTTTTCATCGTAGAGTCTTGAGTTTTCAGCTTGATAAAATTTTTGTCTTACATGACCTACAATAGGAGATGACTCACTGATTTGATCAGTTTTGTTTTTATCTTCTTCCATTTATACTAGTAGTCTCTTTCTTCAGCCATTCTAAAAATTGCTGGATCTACTTTTGATTTTGATTTACCTTTCTTATCATTACCATCACCAGATATAGCTCCTTGATTCACTTTTGAATTAGGGTCTATTGCCATAGGTTCTTTCGAAGCCTTTGGTGTATCAGGTGCAAGTTCTCCGTGCATATATCTTTTCATCATGTTTATGTCTCCTTGTATTATCACTTATTATTAATAATCTTTTTCATCAGCCATTTTAAACAAAGACTGTTGTACATGCTCAGCACCAGGTTTGCTAGGTACATCTACATCGTATGCAAATGGTTCTTGCTTTCTGTGTGTGTGTTGAGAAAAATCAATGTTAGTGTGTTCTCTGTTAGGCTGTTTGCCATCAGGACCATCACTTAATTGACCTTGTTTAATTTTAGCTTTTGGATCGAATTTACTTTCCATATTGTCTCCTATTATCTTTTTACTTTTTTAATCTTAATTATATTTTTGGTAGGTATAACGGTATTTCCGCCACCTTGCTTTATAGATCCATTATCTTCAAATATAAAATCTGCCATAATGACTGTAGTCTTTTCATTTTGCTCTACTAACCAACCAACACTACAGCATATTGCTGTCTTAGACTTTTTTATATCAGGTATATCAGACCATTCACATGATCCAACAATATCTTCCCAGTATGCAATTACTAGATCATAGGGAAAATTTTTTTTATCTACCTCTGGTATTTTTCTTTTAGCTATCATTAATATCCAAATTTTGTATCTTGTGGAATAAATTCTTCAGAGGGTCTTCTAAATTTTGCTGCATATTTAGGATGTGTAGGTCTACTCATACATCCATATCTTAGTGCATCGTATGCATGATCTTCTGCATTTGTATCTACATCTTCAGGATTTTTATCATCTGTTGGTAACATTCCTAAAGTTCTAATTAAATTCTTACAATTTTTAAAAACTCTTATACCTGGTTGTTTATCAACTACAGTTAATCTTTTATGAATTTCTAACTTACCATTAATTCTACTCTTAGGTGATCTATCTGATGGTCTCCATCTACAACCATTTTGTATCATAGTCTCTGCAATACTTGGACCAACATCACCTCTTTTAGCCCATGTACTAACATCGAGTATACCATAATTTATATACTCACCATTTTCTAAGGCAAGTACTTGTCGTGCGAAATTATCTGCTGTAACTTTCTTGGTATACAATTCTCTATAGATCCAGAGATTGTTATCATAATCCACAGCAAACCAAAGCACACAAGCAGGAGAAGAATAACCCCAATCAGCAGCACGAAATTTATACCAACCCCTAGGTATTTCAAAAGGTTCGACCACGTGAGTTGTCTTGTTAAATTCTGGAAATGCTGAATCTTCATATGCGTCCCAATCTCCATCTAAAAATTGTTTTCTTTGTACTTCAGGTAATGATGCAAGCATGATATAATAATCATCAGTTTGCATTAGATAGGGATTGTCTTGTAACTTAGCTGGAATAAATCTACGGCTAATGTATCTTTTACCATTAGGTGTATCTATTCCTACATCAAAAGCTGTGTTAGGTTCTCCTGGTTCTACAAACATTTCTCGTACCCATTGTGAACCAACGTTTCCTGGATTACCTGTAGATCTCATAAATACAGGAATACTAGGATCTACACTTCTAAGTGATGACCTTAAAAAATTATATATATCTGGCGAATGATATTGTGGAAGTTCGTCTATTCCTATCCATGTGTAAGATTGACCTTGGTAACGTAAAACGTCCGTCATGTTTTCTGCGTAACCGAACTCTATCTTTGCTCCCGATGGGAATCGCCACTCTTTTTCTTGCTCTCTCCATTTTGCTCCTGGGTATGCTTTCGAGTATAATAACTGAGACTTTTGAATTAAGTCTCTTAACTCTGGCATTGTTCGTCTTATTAGGAGTGCTCGATGATGAGCTTTGGAACAGTATCGAAGTGGGTCTACTAGCATCGCATAGGATTTACCACCACCTCTTGCTCCACCATAAAAAACTTCTCTTTCAGAAGCTGCAAGAAATTGTGTCTGTGGACCTGAGTTAGGTTTAAAGATAACCTCTTGCTGATTTATGTGCTCTTGTACTGTCTTAGGAGCACTCTCGATTTGATCTTTCGTAATGAGTTGAGTCTCTTTACCTTGTAAAGATTTATCTATAGTTAACAGTTTTGTTTTAATATTTTCTGCTGACTGTTTGGCAGATCTTAAAGATTGTTCTGCCTTTGCAACTTTCTTACGACTGCGAGCTAGAATCTGTTGTGTTGACTTCTTGGCTTTCTTTTGAATTATCTTCTTGGGCTTCGGAGGTGCCACTTCTTTCAATTCGTTTTTTAAGTCCGACATGTGATATGTATCTTCCTGTTTTTCTACTTAGCCAAGATGCTGTTTCTCTTAATGAACAATTTTTTAAATAATCTTTTGCTTGATTAAGAGCTTGTAATTCTTCTTTAATGGGTTCAAGATAATTAGGATCTTGTGACTGCTTGAAACCAAAGGGTATTGTTCTTGCCCTTTTTTTAATTTTAATAGGCTCCACTATGAAAAATCTCTACCTCCGTATGGAGTACCATCATCCTTAAAAGTATCTTTCATTTCTTTTTGCTTTTTTTTAAATTTTCTAAAATCACTATCTTCTTTTTTAATTTTTTTACCTTTATCAGTTTTTTTATAATCAGCCTTAACTTTTTTTTCTATTTTATTTAAAGCATTTCTTGTATTTCTTATAACATTAGGGTTAGCTTTATCATACATAGAGTTTTGAGTATTAACTTTTTGTAATTTATCAATCTTAAGTAATTTTTCTTTTACTTTAATTGGTGCACCCATAGCCCCTTTAAAATTCCTAGTTTCTAATGGTGCTTTTTTTAAACTTTTTTGTATTAATGGTTTAGCCTCTTTTAACAAATTTTTAGTATAATTTTTTAAAAGATTTGTTTGACCATATTTTTTAATGAGTTTTTTTCCAGCAGCTTTTAATACTTCTTTACCTATTAATGTGTATACCATTATTTTTTATCCTTTGATTCTGGGCTATCTTTTGCTGGTAATATAAATATACCGTGCAGAGCTTTCATATTAATATCTAATT